ATGTTGCCAATCCATGGATTTCCCCATTTTTATAATTAAATTCTTCTACTTTTTTACCACCAACCCACCTTAAACAAGTTTTACCATGTAATTTACCTTTTTTATAATGTTCAACTAATCTTAAACCAGAAAAAAATGACACAAATCTACCATGTTTTTTTCCATTTTTATAATAACCTTTTTCTTCAACCTCACCATTATCATCCCATTCAATAAATATACCATGCAACCTATCTTTATTATAATGTTTTATAGCCTTTAAATCACCATTCTGGTATTCTCTGTGTTCACCATTTTTAACAATCTTCTTTTCTTTCTTAATTGATTTGCTTTTAGTCATTTATCCCCTTAATGAATTAAAATTTATAAAGAATATTTTTTTTTTATGTCATCCAAAGTTAGTGTACCATTTTTTTCTAATATCTTTATTATTATATGAAATGGTGTATATGTTGGTAAATCACAACCATCTTCAATCCTAAAACCAATACCATCAGAGTCAAAAATATTAAAAGTAATTTCGCAATTAAGCATATTACCAATCATTTCCGCCATTTTTGAAGCGGCATCATATACTTTATTTTCATATTTATTTATATTCTCATGCAATTTTTTAATTTTTTTTATATCATCTTTCATATCAACACCCAATAACACATGGCTTAATTACCATGTATTGATAGTATACATATGTTACAAATAAATTGTCAAGTATTTTTTTCATCATTTGATTTTGCATATCTCATTGATTAGTTTAATTGCAGGAATTACATCAACTGTGCCACTCATTTTTTTTTCTTTTTCTGATATTATATTTAACATAGATTTAACACATTTATTTTCCAACATTTCGATTGTTTCAAAATGTTTTGATATTATTGGTGAATTATATTTTTTTCCTTCTTTAAATACAATAACAATTGTTACAAAAAAGGTAATAATGGATAAAATGATAATGTAAGGTATAAGGAAATCAATCTTATTAAATAATTTATTTAACATTTTTAACACCACACATCTCATTGATTTCTTTAATTATTTTAATTCTCTTACTACTGCTTTCCCCTGATGTTTTTATCATAGAATTAACACACTTATTTTCAGATAACCCCATAACACTATAATGGTTTGATAGTTTTTTATGCGTTTCCCCATTTTCATTGTGTTCATCAATTAATATTATAGTTGCTGTTATAAACATGAGAATTAACACAATAAAGAATGTACTCATTACATAATCCATAAAATTCATATCGTTCATTTAAAAACCTCCTTATTTAACATTTAGAATTACCACACGATTTACATATTTCACAACCACCTTCAAACACCATATTTTCACCACATTCATCACAAGTAACACCTTTTACGATGCTTCCTTCTAAATATGTTTTTAATAATTTTTTAACCTGAAATAAAAATGAATAAATTGGTGGTTCAACATTTTCAATCGAATTTATTATTTCTATAATAGGTATTCTATGTCTTAATAACATAGATATAATCCTAGACATCTTTTGTATATTAGATTGCTTATGTGACTTACCTTCTAATTCTTTAACTAACTCAGGTTTTAAATGTAAATAAGCAAGTTTTAAAAGTTCCGTTTCAACATTATTCGTCAATAATCTTGTTTCAGTACTATTTGTAAAGGTAAATATGTCATACGGTAAATTAGTTTCAGAATCAGGTGTTATAAAAACATACCATTTTCGATATTCACTTTTAATTATTTTTCTAATAACATTATTTACATCCGGATTCATAGATTTAACATCTTGTAAAACAGGTGAATCTAATTTATACTTTGTTTCTGTTTGGTTTTCCTTAACAGAACTTAATACATTACCCCTGCAACCATCTCTATAAACAGTTATACCTTTCAGTCCATTTTTCCAAGCTGATTTATATATATCACTTATAACACTTTTATCAACACTTTCAGGTAAATTCACTGTTGAAGAAATTGATGAAGTAATATGTTTTTGTATAGTTGCTTGCATTTTAATACGATATTCATAATCAATATTTTCAGCTTCAACAAAAATTTCTTTACTGCATTTCTCACCTTCAATTTCTTCATATCTTTTCAATGTATGATGTTGTGTTATCATTTCAAGAGTTTCATCACCAGATTTAACTTTTCTTACTTGTTGAATACTATAAACAGGTTCAATTCCAGCAGAACAATTATCATGTGTCAAAGAAATTGAACCATTTGGTGCAACCGTTGTTAAAGATACATTTCTAATACCATGTATTTGTAACTTTTTTTGATATTCACTACTTAATGTTTTAAAATAATCATGATTTTTAAAGTTTTTTATTTCTTGGTTTTCTGAGTGTTTCACCATATATGGAAAAGCGCCCCTTTCAATAGCTAAATCTATAGATGTCTTAATAGTTTGATTCTTTATAAAAGACATTAAATCATCAACAACTTTAATTGCTTCATCAGAATCATATTTAATACCTAAAAATGCTAACATATCTGCTAAACCAGTTATACCTAAACCAATTCGTCTACCATCTAATAGTTTTATTTTGTTTGCTAATAATGGTTGTTTATCTTGGTTGATTTCAACGATATTATCTAATCCACGAATTAATAATTCAACACTTTTACTTAATTTATCATAGTCTATAACTGCATTTTTCCTAAAAGGATTTATTACAAAATTATGTAAAACAATAGAACCTAAATTACAACTTTCGTTTGCAGACATAGGAATTTCACCGCAATTATGAACCAAACATGTAGAATCACATACATCATTATTAATATAAAAATTATGGTTATCTTCAACCGTTAAATCATACACATCAATACTTTCATTTAAATCTTCTATTTTTATTACTTTAACAGTATATTCTTGATAATTATATGGATTAAAATTATCATGGATAGCCATACCCAATGTATTCTTTGCTTCTGTATATGTTCCATCTAGGTTGGCAATTAAATGTTCTGGCGTACATACAAAATCAAATCCATTACTTAAATATAATTTTATAACTTTTTTATGTCCTGTTTTAAAGGCAATTGCATTTTTAACTTCACAAACCCATTCTTTACCATTGTGTTTGGCAGAATAAACTGGGAATTCTTTATTTTCTTCAGATAATACCCTAATATCTACACCACCACGACCATCAGCAACAGCAATACTTGTATCACCAGCAAAACACGGGTTAGTAGTGACATATTTAAAATGTTCAATCTGATTTGCTGGGTCATTTTTCAATATAGCATCATTAAATAAACAAGCTGGTTCAGCATCGGAATGATTGTTATCAATAAATGCTTCCCATATATCACCTACTCTAAAATTCTTTTTAAAGACATCACCATTTTCAAGTTTAAATGCTGTTTCCCATTCAGCATCCATTTCATTATTATATACTAATCCCATAAACTTATCTGTCATTTGAATGGATATATTCGCATTTTCTATTTTGGTTTTATCACCATGTTTAATTTTAATGAAATCCATCACGTCTGGGTGGTTGATGGAAATTGTTAAAATTAATGCTCCACGTCTTCCGTTTTGTGCTATTATCCCAGTTGCAGTAGAAAATAAATCCATAAATGAAACCGCACCAGTTGATATTTTTGCGGAATTATTAACTGGTGCACCTTTTGGTCTTAATTTAGAAATATCAAAACCAACACCACCGCCCATTTTCATGATGTTCATCATATCTTTATTTGTTGCTGATATGCCATCTATAGAGTCTTTTTCTATATCTAATACAAAACAGTTAGATAGCGTTGATTTGGTGTCATACGGGTTATTTAGTGCATATAAAACCCTACCGGCGAATGTTATTAGATTATTATCAAATTGTTCCTTAAATATTTCATACCATTTTGAATAATCATTTTTAAAAGAATCCCTTTCACACTTTGCCATTCCACCAGCCAGCCTATGATTCATATCTTTTTTACTCATTTCCAATACGTTATTATCTTTATCTGTTAATGCATATTTATTATAAAACACGAATGTTGATAAATCATGTTTATGTTTTTCAAGTAAGACATTTTTCTTTTCCATATTAATGACCTTATTATTGTTAAATTATTAATAAAATTATTTCTTTTTAGTTATTTTCTTTTTGGTTGTTTTTTTAGTTTTATTAACTGTTTTTGGTTTTGTATTTTTTTTAGATTTAACAGTGACTTTTACCACAGCAGTTTTAGATTGTTCGCCATTACTCGAATCGAATCCGATGGTAGTTTTATTGTCATTGGTTACACTATCAATAACCTCATCCAACACACCTTTTTTTTGTTCTTTTGGGAATAAATAATCTACATTATTATTAACCCTAGTTATAGATTTAACTCTTATAAAATTCAAGTTAAATTTTTCTTTTTTGATATAAAGGTTTATTAAAGAAAGTTTGTTAATAAAAATAGGTATAAGTGTATATCCACCAATGTCAAGACTTATTAATAAATTTCTTGTGGTTTCTAAATCCAAAACCCGTTCTTTTTTGTTTACTTCTGTATATGTTAATTTAATGGCATAGACTTTTCCACCCGAAAATGAAACATATATTTTACGTATGTTTTTGTTCTTGTTTAAATAGTGTTGTAACTCAGTGACACACCATATTGATTATCATCTTTTTGTAACACTCTGAATTCTTCACTTCTTAACATATTGTACCCTCTCAAAATAAAAATTAATTATATAATGTAAAACATATTTAGTAAAAATATAATAAATAATTTTTTTAGGTAGTATTAAATGTATATTGGCAAAATAAAATATGTTAAAGATAATGAAATAAGAGTGTTAGTTTATGGTGTTTTTGATGATGATATGCCAACAACAAATTACCCGAAAGCAATATTAACCTCTTCTTTAAATATTAAAAATGGAATTGGTATTAATAATAAAATATCGGTAGGTGATAATGTTATTTGTGCATTCTTAAATGGTGATTATTCACAACCAATTATATTAGGTTTCATAAATAACGAAAATGACACAAAAGAATCTTGGTTTAATTCTAATACTATGGATATTAAAACAAAATCTGGTTATGGGATTTCTATAAGAAATGTTGATGAAAATAAAAATTTTGATATTGATTTTGATGGTGAAATTAATATTAATAAAACAGATGATAATTATAAAAGTGTTCTTAAGCAATTGAATGATTTAAGGGATATTTTAAATAGTTTTATTAATAAATACAACACACATAAACATGAAACATTAAATTCACAGGGAATAAAAGGTAAGGCTTTGGGTATGGGCGAAACTACCAACATACAAGGCGATAAATCTATCCCAGAATTAAATGAAGCTGCCATTCGTGCAGCAATACCAGCCAATTTAGGTATAGACCCAGTAACAGGTTTAACGGCCGTACAAATAGGCGCAATGTTAGCAATCAATATACCTGAAACAGCTCGAATAATGGCTATATTAAGTGGTGAAACTGAAAGTACTGATGGTGATTATAATGTTGAATTTAAAAGTAAAAGTAAGTAGTAGTTTTACTTTTTTTTGAAGTCGTTGATGATTTTATTTATTTCATCAAGTTTTGCTTTAAATTCCTGTTCTATATCTCTTTTTTCTGAATAACATTCTATCCTATCACCAAAAATCTCAAACTCTAAGTAATCATCATTATTTTCATATTCCAGTTGTATAGAATTTCGATATGTTGGAAAAACTTCAAATCCATTTAAATCAGTTATTTTATTTATTGTTTCTTTTGTTTTTACCACGACGTTATTAGTGAAACAAGGTGTTCCATCATCAATCCAAGCATCATTTTCTATTCTGAAATCATCAACTACACTTAATAGTTCTTCTAACATTTAAACCTCAAAAAAAATTACAAATTTATTTATTCTTGAATTGAAAAAGGGGATAAACAACCGAATTGTTATTTACCCCCTTTTTACTAGGAGAATCGTATGATAATGAAACAACCAAAAGAAGAAGTAACCCATCAACATAACTATTATTGCATTTATTATTATCTTTGTCAAGTTTTTTTTAAATAAATATCTTATATTATCAGGATTTTTTTATGAAGCTAGAAAATATAGAAGAAGAACTAACGTATTATAATGGTTTAAATAACTTAAGAGGTATTAAAACTAAAGTAAAGCCACTCACAAAATTACAAAAAGTTAAAACAGCTTTATGTAAACAAAATGTCGAATATTTCGCAGAAGAATATTATTACATTGTATCACAGGACAACGGAAGACATAAAATAAAACTAAGAGATTACCAAAAAACTATGATTAAGATGCTGTTGAATGAAGACAGAGTTGTTATGAATACGTCAAGACAAATTGGAAAAACTGTTGTGACTGCTATTCCCATACTACATTATGCATTATTTAATGAAGCTAAATTAATTGGGATAGCAGGGGATAACTTAGCTACTGCAAAAGAAATTTTAGATAGAATAAAAAGCGCATATATGGAATTACCAATTTGGCTTCAAAAACCTGTCGTAAAATGGAATGAAAAAGAGGTTAGATTTGCTGATGGCACACGAATATTAGCGCAAGCAACAACGGGTTCAACATTTCGTGGTTTATCTATGAATTGGGTATTTGTTGATGAAACAGCTTTTGTCGATGATTTGCTATGGGCTGCCTTTACTGATGCTTTTTTGGCCACTGTTGCTGATAGTGTTACTGCAAAAATAACATACACTTCAACACCAAATGGATACAACCATTTCCATCGAATATGGACTGATGCGGTAAATGGTGTATCCAATTTTAAACCATTTCAGGTGGTTTGGACTGATGTAAAAACAAGGAATGAAGCATGGAAAATTAAAACCATGAAAGATATTGATGCAATAGATAAAGAAAGTGCTTTCAGGCAAAACTATTGCGGTGAATTTATAACCACTGGAACTACTTTTATTAAACAGGGTATAATAGAAAAGCTATCTTACCTTACAGCTTTAAACGCAGATGATGGCAAAGATTATCTAAACATATATGAAAACCCTCTTAAAAATCATATATATTCAATTGGTGTTGATTTAGGTAAAGGTGTTGGTAAGGATTTTACAACAATACAAATTGTTGATATAACAGATGTGGATAATATCAAGTTAGTTCTATCATTCAGGCATAATAATATCGGTAGTATAGAAATAGCACCAATAATTGAATTCTTTTCTGTTTATTATAACAATGCATATACATTAGTAGAAAATAACAAATTTGATGTTGCTGATGATTTATTCTATAATTATGGATTTGATAATCTAGTGCATAACAAAGATAATGGTGTTGCAGGTATATATACAGATAAAAAAACAAAACCTATTATGCTTAATAATCTTAAATATTTAATAACAAATAATAAATTACATATTCCCGATTACCACACTATAAACGAATTAGCTCATTTTGTTGTTAAAAATAATGGTTCAATAGAAGCTGATTCAGGTCACCATGATGATACTATTATGGGTTTAGCATTAGCACTATATGTTTTAAAATTAGGAGTTGTGGATAATGACCAGGAATCTATAACGAGAGAAGTTAAACAAAAAGCAATTGTATCATTTTTATTATGAAAATAATTACTTTTCTAATTCCCACCAGGTAAATGTATCAATAAGTCTTGTATATTCTTGTTTCACATTTGTTAGTTTTTTATTTTCTATAGAGAATATATATTTTTCAATTTCACCATTCTGATTCTTTAGTTCCACCAAAAAAGGATTTCCATATCTATTAATATAAACATTTATCACATTTTTTGGCGAAATTCTAAAATGTTTACTAATGTACTTCATTAGCTTTTTTTTAGGGATGTCTTTCGGTTTCTGTTGTGACATTGAAATCTCATTCAATGTGGATACCAAATCACCTTCAAGTTCTTCCATTAAAAAATTATTACAATTTGTATATAACATTTTTCACTCCTATCTAACATAAGTCATTAATATATTTATGTTTTGTGTTTTTTCCATTGGTGGTTTTACCATAGATGGGTTTTCCACCTATGGTTTTTCTATTGGTGGTTTTACCGTTTATGGTAAAAATAAATAAAACACTTGACATTCACTCAAAAATTGTGTACAATCTTTTTGTTGGTGTGTGTTTTTAGGAGAGAGATATGTCATTAATTAACAATAATATAACAGATAATTCATATTTGATTGACGCTGAATTAAGTCTTAAAGCAAAAGGATTATTAGGGATTTTAATTAATTTCTCTGGTGAAAACCTTAATATGGAAGACATCAAGGGTTACACCGATAGTGGGGTAACCCAAATAAAAAACACACTGAAAGAATTAAAAAAAGTAGGATATTTATTATCCAATAAAATAAGAAATAAAAAAGGTCGTGTAGATTTTATTTTTAAATTAGAAAATAAAACACCTAAAAGTGTTCTGAATGATGATATTAAAAAAATTGAACAAACATCAGTTCCAACCAAAAAAGTGTTACCAGCAGTTAAAAAACATGGTTTATCCGCAAAGAAAATCATTTCGTTCTATAATAAACAAGTAAAAAAAGGTGGTAACCAACAACAAGCCGTCGTTAATCTTTTACCATTTTTAGAAAAAGGTTTAAAAGAAGATACAATTAAAAGTGCAATACTTGCATATAAAAACACTTTAAATGATTTAAGATATGCAAGTAAAGTTGAAAACTTTTTCATCAATGACATTGAAAAACATATTGATGAAACAGACAATAGGTATGAATCTTTAACTGAAATAAAAGAGAAAGTAAATTCTTTGACACCTAAACAGGAAAGTGAAATATTGAAGCTGGTTTTTGATGAAAACCCTAGTTATGATTATGAAGGGTTTAATCTGAAAACATTGTTGGAAGTATCACCAACAACTTACAATCATTATATTAAAAAATATAATAGAAATGTTGCTTAGTCTTTATAGAAATTAAAGGCATAGCCACCTATAAAACCAACAAATAATAAACCTAAAGAAAATAAAGCTTTTTCCATAAAACTATGTTTTTCTATATATACAATCTTTTCAATAGTTTCTGTTTCAATTATTGTTTCATCATCACAAAAATAAGTTTTATTTGCCAATAGTTTCCACTTATTTATTTGTCTTAATCCTTCAATATCAACCAACACAAACATTTCACTTTGTGGTAGTTCATTTAGATTAATTTCTAACCTACCATCATTCTGTAAAAAATGTACTTCTTCATTCTTCACAAAAACAGTGTATTTAAATAAATCATTTCCTAATATGGAAATAGAAATTAACATCATTAATAAAATCTTTTTCATATCAACCTCCTATAAAAGTTTCTTTTTTTTCTTTTTTTTCTTTTTACTTTCATCAATTTTTTCAACATAAATAACAAAACCTTCGGCTTGTTCTTTTCTTAATTCATCATGTAATTTTTTAATTTCATCATCACTATATCCCATTATATCCCTATATACACCAGCAACAGAAAACAATGGTACTATGTCAGGTCTGCTTTCTGTTGGAAGGCCTATGTAATCTTTAATATCATTTATTAAAGATATTTTCTCTCTAATATCAGCAAATTTAAAAATTTTCGCATAATCAACAGAATCATGGAATTCTAAATATAAAGAATTCTTAAAAGATACCATGAAATCATCTGAAATATCTGTGTTTTTCTCTTCTTTAATTTTATCATTAATATAATCAAATAACATAGTAATATATATTGGAGAAAAAGCCTTTCTATTAGCTAAAACAAAAAACCTAAACCGTCTCATATCTTCACTTATTTCATTTACGTTATCAGCTTTTGGGTGTTGGCCCCTACCATCTTCAAAATCAATTCTTTTATTTGGAATAAATAAACTCCTATAGGCTTCACGCATAGCAATTTTGTAATCATCTATATTATTTAAATTCATATTTCCACCAATAGTGGATACTTCAGTCGCTTTATTTTTATTTCTACTAAACCAGAAATTATCTATCATGGCATGTTTAGCATTTACCGCAGAATATTGTCCAGTTTCTTGATTGAAAATTGTTTTAAGGTTATATTCATTCTTAATCTTATTTACATGTGCTTTTGCTTTTTTATCTGCCATCATACCTGTGTCTATATAGAATACAAGGCGTTCAGGTGCTCGTACTATTCGATAAATCAATAATGTGTCTTTTAGTATGTTCAATTGGTTTATCGGTCTAAGCGCTTGATGTAGATACGAAACCGTTTCGCCATTTATTTTTTTTCCGGATTCTAAATGTATCATGTCTTTTGTCGCTATACCCCTCACATCTTTTCCGTTTTGTTGTGCATAATTTATCTTATTATTATTATTTTCTTCTTTATTTTTATATTCATATTGTTTCTTTTCTTTATTATAAAAAACTTTTGTTGGTTCTAGTATATTATAAGAAGATATTA